CATGATGTTCTGCCAGAACGCGTCGATCTGGCTCTTCAGCGCTGTCAGCGCGGAGCCGGACGCCGCGTTCTCCTGCGCGTACAGGGCGTCCAGGGCCTGCCATTCGGCGTTCACCTGGGCCTTGATCCCGGAGAGGGTCGCGGCGGGCACGATGCCCCCGCCCTGGAACCCGGCGGCGGAGCTCATGACATGCGCGAGCTGCGCGGCCTGCAGGAAGGTGCTGGACATCTGCCCGAACTGCTGCGAGGACAGGCTGCCGCCGCTGCTGCCGTAGGAGTTGATCATGCCGGTCGCGCGGGTGAGGGTGCTCTGCATCTCGCCGCCCGCCAGCCCGCCGCCCGCGAATCCGGGAATCTGCCCGCGCAGGTGGTCGACCGCGCCGGCGCCGACCATGCCGCGCGGCACGACCAGCTCGCCGGGTTCCAGCATGGCGGGCACGATGTCGCCGGATCCGTGGCCGGGGACGAACATGCCGTGCTGGGACTGCAGGCGCATGCCCCCGCCGCCGCCTGCGATGGTGCTGGTCGCGATTGCCGCGCCGGCGCCCTCGATCATCACGTGCCCGACGATGGTGAACGACTGGTCGGGGACCTTCGGGATCCGGGGAAGCCTGACATGCCCGGTGACCTCGTACGTCTGGGGGGCCGCCGGGGGGATGACCGGCGGGTGGACCTTGGGGGTAATGTCGTAGGTCTGGCCGGCAAGCTTCGGGGGCGCTTTCGGGGGCTGGTAGTCGGCCGTCGCGCCTCTCACGATGCCGGCCAGGGCTGACGCGGACACGCCGTGCAGCGTGGCGACGTCGCCGAGCATGAGCTTGACGCTGCTCAGGCTCTCGCCGGACTCCTTCATCTGCGAGACGACGCCCTTCAGCGCGGACGTATCGAACCCCGGGGCTCCGCCTTTCAGCGACCCGGCAAACTCCCGCATGGCCTTGTCGCCGCCCGCCGCGCCCGTGGCGCCCGCCGCCATCGAGTCGACCATGTCGCTGCTCAGCACGCTGCTGAAGGACAGCGCCTGCTGGGAGACGTTGGACATTCCTTCCGCCATCGTGTTCTGGATGCCGGTGTAGCCCTTCGCCGAGACGGACGCCTTGTCGATAGCCCCGGAGATGGCGGCGTAATTCTTCGCCTGGCTCTCGCCGGCCTGATAGGCCGGACCGCCCATTTCCTGGCTGACGATCCCCAGTTGCGACAGGGCCGCGGGGGAGTACCTCGCGTACGGGAGAAGCTGCTTCGCCTCGTACGCCCCGGCGCCGGCAACCTGTCCCTGGCTGAGCACGCCGGAGGCCTGCGCGGTGCGCAGCTGGTCCATCATGGTCTCGACGGTCTGGATCATGCCCGGGGCGCTGGTGCTGGTGGAACTGAACGCGGTCCATGCGGCCTGGGAGGCGGGGCTGGTGAACCCTTCAAGTGCCTTGGCGACGTCCTTGACGGACTTCGCCGTCCCTCCCGAGGCGGCGATCTCCCGCGCGTCGGTGCTGCTGACCCCGAGGGCGGCCTCGATGTCCTTGACGGTCTTCGCGCTAGGCGCCTTCTGGGCAGCCGGGAGCGCCAGGGCCGACAGGGCCTGCATCCCGGCACTGAACCCGGTCGCGGCGGTCGTCCCCTGTGTCGCGTTCTGCACGAGCTCGTCGTACGCGCTGTTCAGGGTGCTGAGCTGGGAGCCCTGGAGGCCCTTGGCGACCTGGATGGCGTTGACGCCCTCGTTGTAGACCCCGGACCCGAACCCGCCGGTCATCGCCTGCAGCCCCGTCTGGGTATTCATGATCTGCTGGAGTGCTACCGCAGTGAGCTTCCCGTGCGCCCCGACCGCCGTTGACAGCTGGAGCCCCGCCTGGTCGGCGAGCGCGAACGCCTCGGGGACGGAGACCTTGAAGGTCTGCGCGATCTGCTTCCCGGCGCCGAGCAGTTCCTGGTACTGCTGCGTCAGCCCCGAGACGCCCGACTGCGCGGCCTGCTGGCTGGTCGGCGGCGGCCCGAGGAAGAGGCCTCCGACGGTGTCCCGGAGAAGCCCGTAGATCCCCCCGGAGACGCCGCCCGTCTTGAAGTCATGCCCGATGTCCATGGCGGTACTGACGACGCCGCCGATGACCGGCCAGTTCTGCGCCTGCGCTCCCAGCCCGGAAGGAGCCGTCGCGGCAGCCGGGCCGAGCTGGTTGATCCCGGAGGCGATGTCGCTGATGGCCTGGGTGAAGCTGTCCGTCCCGACCTGGGCCTGCAGTGCCCCGGCGGCCTGCTGCTCGGGGGTCTTGTAGGTGAGCGCTTTCGTCCCCACGTAGGCGCTCGCCGCCAGCAGCCCGACGTCGAGGGCGGTCGCCCCGCCCACCGCCCCCGCGACCCCGGTCCCGCCGATCAGCTCCCCCTCGGACGCGACGACCGCGCCGGTGGCGGGGTTCAGGGTGACGCCGACGTCGGCTGCCGTCGCCTTCCGCGCGGCGGTCCCGAGGAAGCCGCCCAGCCCCGTGGCCCCGGCTGCGGTGAGGCCCTGCCCGGCCCTGCCTATGAGGGAGGCGGCCCCGCCGACGAGCGCGGGGCCGTACCGGGAGCCCGCCTCCAGCGCGAGGGCCGGCCCGAGCAGTCCCGTGCTCGCCCCGAACCCCGCGACGTCACTCAGGCCCTTCGTCGCGAACTGCAGGGTGCTCAGCAGGTCGCTGCCGACCCCGGGAAGGGACGGGATGACGCGCAGGAACGTATCCCCCACGTTCCCCAGGACGTCGCCGAACTGCTGCAGGTCCTGGGTGCCGCCCTGGACTGCCCCGGCCAGCTCGTCGCCGAGCCCGTGCTTGAAGTCGAGGGTCACCTGGGCGCCGAACCGGTCCATCATGTCGATCGTGTTGGTGCCGAGCTGCCAGAAGTTCCCCAGCCCCCCGGAGGCGCTGTCCGTCGAGGCCTTCACCGAGTTGATGGCGGCGCCCATCAGTTCCCACACCTGCGGGTCGGCCTTGGTCTGGGCCTTCTGCAGGGAGTCTCCGAGCCCGAGGAACTGCCCCGGTGTCGTCCCGAGAGAGCCGCCGATCGACTGGCCGACCGCGTTGACGCCGGTCAGCCGGTCAAAGGCGGTCTGGCCGCCCTCCATCCCCACGGCAGTGCCCGCGAGCGCGGCGATCGCGGCGGGACCGGCGGTCGCGAGGACCTCATTGGTCAGCATCATCGCCCAGTGGATCCGCGGGTACCACGTGGCAATGGCGGACGCGGTCCTGCTCCACGTGGCGGCAGCATCCGAGCCGCCACTGAAGAGGCCGGCGGTGGCACCGCCGAAGAAGGAGCCGAAGAACCCGCCGCCTCCGCCGCCGGAGCCGCCGCCTCCGCCCGCGGCACCCCCGGCAAGGCCGCCGAGGAAAGGGCCGGCGCCCCCGCTGCTTCCCCCGCCGGCCCTGCTGGCCGCGTAATAGGCGGCAGCGTCCGTGCCGAGCCCTGCAGAGGAGGCCCGGTTCAGGTCCCCGTAGCTCGCAAACCCCCGGGCCGCGGCGGCCGCGTCAAGGGAGGCGGATGTGAGCGGCCCGGAAGTCGCAACAGCAGCGTCGGTAACGGCAGCAGCCACATCCCTGGCGGTATCCCTGACTGCGGCAAGATTCTCGACGAGGGGAAGAACGGCGGGTGCGGCCTTGCCGAGATCCTCGATGGTGTAGCCCAGGTCCCCGATGAGCTTCATCGTGCTCTCGGTCAGCGTCTTCGTGGACGCCAGCCGGGCGAAGACCTCCGCCGCCTCGTTCGCGGGATAGGCAAGGTCCCTGTCGTAGACGGTCCTGGTCTGAACCTGGACGACATCAGGACTGCGGACTCCCGCGCCGCCGGTGAAGCCTCCCGCCCCCTCGACGGAGTAGCCCAGCTGGCCGGCGAGCTGCAGCACCCAATCGGGCACCTGCTTTTTCATGCCGGCGATTTCCGCGAACAGCTTCGCGGCGTCATTCGCGGGGTAATACGCCTGGCGCCCGTAGACGCTTCTCGCTTCTACCTGGACGGTGGCGGCGGCAGCCCTCTCCTGCGCGGCGGCGAATTCCCCGGCGGTCCGGGTCGCCTCCCTCTGGGAGGCGGCGAGGCGGCCGACGGACTCTGCGGCGTGCGCGGCGACACGCTCCTGATTGGCCATGGCGACGCCGGTTGCCATGGCCGCAGCCTGCGCGTCGCCATAGACGGCGGGCAGCGCCCGGATCGCGGCCTCGACTTCCCGCACGGACATGGCGCCCTCGTTGAGCGCCTCGAACTGCGCCGGCGTCAGCCTGGAGTAAGCCTGGGTAAGCCCGTCCACGCCGCTGGCGATCGCGCGGATCTGCTCGACGGTGACCGCGCTGGCGGCGCTCTGGGCCTGCTGTGCCGAGGTCTCCTCCCGGATCGCGGCGTTGAGCACCGCGATCTGCTCCGCGACGTGCGCATGGGCGGCAGCCACATCGCCCGCCGTGCTTTCCACTGCGGACATCTGCGCCTGGTAGTCCCGCGCCGCGGCCAGGCCCTCCCGGATCTGGGCGTTCATCCGGCCGATGTCCGCCGCCGCCGCAGCGGCACCGGGAGCGCCACCGAATCCCCGGAGCGCGTCCTGGACCTGCGCGGCCCCGCGGAGGAACTCGGCCTGGAGGGCGTTGACTTCCCGCAGGACCGGGAGGGTCGCGCGGAATTCCGCGATGTACGGGGACAGGTCGGCGGTAGCCCGCTGCTCAAGATCGGGGAGGCCGCCTGCTCCGGGCACCGCTCACCGCCTCAGGGGTCGTACGGCAGGAACGCGGCCCTGGCCACCTGTGTCAGGGACCCGTCATCAATGGCGTCCTGCACGGTCGGCCGGAGGAACGGGTGCGCCGGGAACTCAAGCGCGGAGTGATACCAGGAGCCCCCGGTGTCAGTCCAGTGCATGACCTTGCCCTGTGTCGGTTTCAGCACGCACCCGCCGTGCTCCAGCAGCCGGGCGTGCCTCGCGGAGTTCCCGACGACTGCGGTCGCCCGCGATCCCGGCGATTCGGCAGCAGGGGTTACGAACATGCCCCTGGCGAGACTGCCTGTTACGTACGCAGGGGGTGCGCCGGGCCTGGCTTTGTAATAGGCACCCGGAGCATGGGTGGCCTGCCGCAGGGTGTCGTATGCGGTCCGGTCGGCGAGGTACTCCGCCATCGCATTGGCCACGACGGGGGCGCCGAGTTCCATCCGCGCGATCGCCCGCTCAAGCCACGCGATGTACTCCGGGAGCGTCACGCGACCCCCTTGAGCGGGAACGAGCGGACGCTGCGGACCGGGCGGCGATACCCGAGCCCGACCCGGCAGTGGCGCTGGCGCCAGTCGGCGAAATTCACCGCGCCGAACCCGAACCGGTCGGTCGGCTCGCCACCGCAGAACCACCACACGGGCTTCCCCAGGGCGAGCAGCCCATCGGTCTCCACGCGGACGCCGCGGGCTACCCAGCCATTGAGATGATCCAGGAACACCGCGCAGTCGGCGCGCTTCCGCACGACTGGCCACAGGGCCGCCCACTCGGCGTTGTCCCGGTACAGGTCCTCCGCGCACAGCACGGTAACCGGGGTGCCGGCCAGATCGGCGAACGGGTACTCCCGGGCCTCCTCCAGGACAGAGGTCCCGTACAGGCTCATCGGGGCCATCAGGTAGAGAACCGGACGGCGGGGCAGCGCGGAGCGCAGGTAGCCCGCAACCACCCGGCATCTCCCCTGGTTCGCTAATATCTGGCGTCATGACAGATCCGGGGGAGACGCGAAGCGGCAGCCAGCTCGTCTCGTACAACATGAGGCGCCTGCGGAAGGCGCGCGGCTGGCGCCAGGCCGAACTGGGGGCCATGCTCGGCTGGACGAATGTCACCGTGTCCAACGCCGAGCGCCCGCGTGCCGGCAGGCGGGCCCGGAGGTTCTGCATCGACGACGTGATACGCGTCGCCGGGGCGTTCGGCGTCACCGTGGAGGACCTGCTCGCCCCGCCGGCGGACTGCCGGCAGTGCAAGGGCAGCCCCCCGCCCGGTTACACCTGCAATACCTGCGGGGGGCCGGGGGCCAGGACCGCCGGGCCAGGCGAGCGGCCTCCGGATGCGGTGTGATCATCCTGGGCAGGACCGCTGCCGTAACCGGCGAAAGGAGGACCAGCACCCGGCTCGGCAGCCTCAGCCCCGGCGGGCGGCCATCCGCCCGGCCAGCGTGTCCACCACGGGCCCCATGTACTTCTCCGCGACGGCGTCCACCTCGTACTGCACGACGCTCTCGCGCAGCTTCACCGGGTCCGCGTCGGGACGCTGCTCGCGGGCCTGCTCGAACGCCTGCCGCAGTTCGGTCACCGACGGGGTGAGCCACCAGGCCCGGTGGGTGCCATTCCAGAATGGCTGCCCGCCGACCGAGATGCCGTCCGGGTTCAGCTCCTCCATGGCGCTGCACTGCGTCGTGATGACGGGAACGCCGCACGCTAGTGCTTCTACGACGGGAATCCCGAATCCCTCGCCCTGCGTGGCGGCGCACAGCACGTCGGTCATCCCGTACCAGTCCGCCATTTCCGCAGCGGTGATCAGCCCGGAAGTGTAGCGGTACTGATTGACAACCGCGCACTTGTCGGTGATGCCAAGATTCTCGGCGATGGCCTCGAGGTCCTGGCCGCCATCCTGGTGGACACCGGTGTGCAGCGCCAGGACCGAGTCGGGACGGTCCTTAATGAACCGGGCGAAAGCCAGCATGGTCTCCGGAAGTGCCTTGCGGAACGGATCGTTGTTCGCGGAATTGACGCCGATCACGAACGTGCCCGGATCCAGCCCGGCCTTCTCGCGGAGCGCCGCCTTGTCCGCAGGGGGCTTGAAGGTGTCGAGGCTTATCCCGTGGGGCACGTAGCAGGCGTGGAATCCGGCGGCCTTGAACCGTTCCTGGCCGAATCTGCTCATCGCTATAAGCTGCGGGCCGGCCGTCTCCGCGACGCTCCGGTCCGCGGTCGACATGGGCCGGCAGTCCGACGGCAGCCAGTGGGCTATCGGGAGTTCCGCCAGGATGCCCGGGTCCAGTACCCACAGGTCCCCGAGGCTGATGATCAGGTCCGGGTTCACGTGCCGTGCGTGCTGCTGCAGGCTAGGGGAGCAGTAGTTCGATCCGAAGCCGGGCAGGATCGTGATCCCGTTCCACTGGGTTACCGTCCCGGCCATTCCCCAGAACGCCGAGATAATGACCTCGTGGCCCATCTCGGTGAGCTTCTGCGCCCATATCCCGGTCTGGCTTCCGTACCCCGAATTGCTCCAAGGGGCGCAGCCGTGGAACAAGATCCGGGCCACTCGCAGCTCCCTTTTCAGTCATCACGGAGCTGCTCGACAGCCGCAGTGGTCGCTTCCTCAAGGAGGGGAAGCCAGAACAACTCGTCCAGCCGCAGTCTCCGCACCATGTACGGCGGCCAGTTGTGGAGCTTGGCGAAGTTGTGGTAGGTGATCATCTCGGGCGGAAAGCCCTTAGGGAGCTTCGGCGAGAGCCTCGGGTCGCGGCCCTGAAGCTGGTGGACGAAGATCTTCGTCAGCTGCCGGACGGCTCTTTTGGGTCCATCCGGTCGAAGCCCTCCAGCTCGTCGATGAGCGGCTTGATCTTCCTGCGCAGCACCGACCAGTCCCGTGCCCTCATCGCCCGGCCGATCGTCACGTCATGCGCCGCGACGCCGTTCTGGATCGGGACGGGGGAGGGGAAGGACCAGGCCGTGATCATCCGGCCCAGGAAGGCGTTGGCGCTGTCGTCGTCCATCTCCCGCGGGGAATACGTGGGGTTCTCGCCGCCGGCCGGCAGCCTGACGGCGCGGTGGATGGCGAACAGGTCCTCGGCGAGGAGGTCGTCGATCTCGCGCAGGTCCACGTAATTCGGACTGCCGTCTGCCTGCTTACTGGGCAGGTCAATGCGCACGTACAACTCCTTTGAGATTGGTATATCGAAATTCTTGCAATGCAGGCTGAGTGGCCGTATGGTTAAGCCATGAGCAACTTCACCGAAGGCCAGCGCGTCCGCGTCATCGCGGACGGCAGCACGGGCAGCGTCAGTGACCCCGACTACGTGTACGGCGGCGTGCTGGTCATGCCGGACAACCCGTCCCGGCCATGGGCACCCCTCACGCCCTACCTGCCGTCCGAACTGGAGGCGGTCCGGGAGTGCCGCTTTCACGGCGAGGTGGACAGCGACCACATGGCCCGCCCGTGCCGGCGGCCCGGCGAGTCGGCAATGGAGTTCACCGATCGCGTGCTCGGCTACACGAGGGATGTCTGATGAAGACCGAGATCGACCGCTGGGGCCGCGTCGCCCGCAGCGGTGACGAGGAACTCTGGCATGATGCCGCCGTTCCCGGCCATATCCGCGAGGCTGCCACGATAGGCGAATTCCTCAGCCCGCCCCAGCCGGGCATAATCCTCGCTGACTGCTCGTGCGGCGCGGAGTACACGGTCCCGCAGGGCGGCGACGAGTACGGGGCACTGGAAGACGCTCACCAGGCTCACGTTGCGGCAGCCGCAGGCGGAGATGGCCGTGGCTGACGGACCCCTCCCGGCCGACCCCCGCGACGGAAGGTATGACTGGCCCGAGGAAGCCCGCATGGCCGCAATAGAGGCCATCGACGCCCGGGCGGGGCCGCACCTGCAGATCACGGTGCCGATGGCCATGTACCTGGCCACGGACATCCTGGATGCCGCCGCACCCCTGATCCGCAAGCAGATCGCTGACGAGATCGAGGCCGAGGACTCGCCGCTGTGCGACTGCCGTATCCCGGACGGCTCGGGGCCGGTCAGCCCGCGCACCGGCCAGCCGATGCCGCACCACTGCGACTGCGCGGCCGTCGCGCTTTCAGGAGTAGTGCGCAAGGACAGGACCGCGACCCGGCATCACCGCGAGTGCACCTGCAGGCGCGGGGGAGGCGTGACCGGATGACCGCCGCCCGGATCCGCATATCCATGGTGGTCCTGGACATTCTCGACGCCATAGACAGCGCGGCGCCGGATGATCCCGCCTGGGGCCGGAGACTGTGCGAGCAGACCGATCGCGGGGCGGGCACCGTCTACCCGGCGCTGGACAAGCTCCTGCGGGCCGGGTGGATCGCGGACAGGTGGGAGGAGCCACAGCCTGCGGACCGCCCTAAGCGGCGTTTCTACGCCCTCACGGACGACGGGCGCGTTGCCTACCGAGCCGCGCTGACCGCCCGCAAGACACGACGCGCAGCTTATTCATGTGCCGGAAATGTGCTAGAATAAACTAACGAAAGTGGCCCCCGAGAATGCCTGCAGCAACCTCGAGGGCCCGCCGACTGCGAAGGAGTCGACATGAGCAATACTAAGCCAGACCTCGGCAAAATGTACCCCCTGGGCCAGCGCCAGAACGGGCGCTTCTGGGAGCCGCCCGTGTCGGTACAGCAGGCCAGGGCACGCGTACGGCGCGCAGAGCGCCTCTTCGAGGCAAACGTCCGCGACAGCATCGACGTCGGCTATGCCCAGGAGATCCTCGACGAGGTCGAGGACGACTACCGCGAGATGGTGCTCGACGGCGAGATCGACGAGAACCGGAAGTCCGCCATAGCGGCCCAGATAAAGGAGATGCAGGCCGAGTGCACGGAACTGCACGCCGAGGCGGTCATCTTGCAGGCGATGCGCGACCTTGATGACGGCGCGGCGTGATGGCCGTCAGCGAGTACTGGCTTCCCGTGCCGACATGGGAGGGTTATTACGAGGCCAGCGATTACGGGTTCGTCCGTAGCCTGCCGCGCTTCGTCAACGCTCGCGGCGGAAGCAGGAGGCTGGTTCCCGGCCGTATCCTGAAGCCGAGCCACAGCAACACGGGCGGCTATCCGATGGTGAACCTTTCCCTCGGGGACCGGAAGGAGGGGCGTTACGTTCACGACCTTGTAATGCGCGCACATGTCGGCGAGCCCTCCGAGGGCCAGGAGGTGCGTCATCTCGACAGGGACGTGCGCAACGCCGCCCTGAGGGACGCGGGCGGTGTTCGGCGGCTGGTCTACGGAACCCATAGCGAGAACCAGTGGGATCAGGTGCGCCATGGCACTCACTACCAGGGCTCTCGTGCCGAATGCGATAACGGGCACGAGTTGACCGAGGAGAACACCTGGACCGAGTACCACCCGGATGGCATTTTCAAGGCCCGTCGCTGCAAGCTGTGCAACCGTGACCGTTCCACCAAGCAGCGCGCCAAGCGGCAGGCAGATGATGAGCGGCGCTGCAAGGAAGAGGGGTGCGACGGACCGTACTTCGCGCTGGACTGGTGCTCCACGCACTACGCGCAGAACTACATGGATCAGCCAGGGAATCGTGAGAGGGTAGCCGCCCGGAACGCCGACTGGTATCAGCGGCGGAAGGAGGAGGGTAATCCAACCTGGATTCCCTCCGCCGACCTGCCGCCAGAGAAGCTAGAGCGTCGCCGCGCCCTTGCCCGCGAGAGGAACCGCCGCCATCGCGAACGGAAGCGTCAGAGCGAATAAAGGACGGAGAGTGGCTCTAGGTAGTCATTCATGCGTACTGTGTAGCTAGCCGTGTTGTTTACCAGGGTCAGGGTGCCCGGGCCAAGGCCGCCGCTACCGCCAGTGTCCGTCGCGTTGCCGACCGCTTCGAATGAATTGTTAAAGCCCACGAGCGCCTTATTGCGCATGATCTTGGACTTGATATTCGCGACTTGACTCGCAGTGAAGGTGAGCGTGAAGGGCGTTCCCGAGTTCGGGATAACGGTCGGAGTCTGATTGCTGACCGTGATGCCCATAGGGGCCTGTGCATTTAGCAGCATCAGATCTAGGGGCGTTTCCGTATTGGTTGGGTCCCATTCAATACTGCCCGTCATGTCCAGCGGCCCGCGGGCGATGACATAAGGAGTCTGGATTCCCTGCACCGTCCAGTAAACCTGAGTTGTACGCTTCAGGGAGACGTTGAAGTTTCCGATCCCAGACCATACTCCGGTCGAGGACACAGTATTGCCCGCGATGACGACGGTGGAATTCCAGTTCGGGATCGGCCTGCTGGAAGTCGTGATATTCGTGACGGCGGTTCCGGCGACCTGGGACTGCCAGGCGTCGCCAGTCATCTTCAGGGAAAGGATCTGCTCGGCGTTCCCCGAGAACGAGATATCCTTTAGCACCGCACTGGGATACATGCGCGCCCCGTACGTATTCGTAGGAGCCGTGCCGTATGTCGCCGACGTGAACACATTTACAATGTTCGTGGTGTCAGTGAAGGTATGCGTGGGCGGCTGCGCGCCATATGCCCCGCCATATCCGAGCGGCGAGTTAAGTGCCGCGAACCGGTGAGTAAATGGCGTACCGGCTGTCTGGACCGTCTGCGCAGTGGGGTGCGTAAAGCGGAGAGGATACGAGGGGAAATTGATTATATTGCTCGCGGCGGTAGTGCCGATAATGACGACCTCAGCGGTAGGAGAGGCCCCGATCTGAATGGTCGCACCCGCCGTGTATGCGGATGGCGGCGCAGCGGCGAGGGTCATGTTCGTCGAGCCGACCGGCAGGACGCCGCTGGTCGTGGATGGGTTCGCCAGGCCGGAGCCGACCGTGGAAAGATCCCCGAAGATGTTGTCGAAAAAGTACCCGTGAGTATCCAGGAAGTTCGGCCCGCCGAGGGAGAACGTGGAACTCTCGACACCAAGCGTCTCGTAATAGGTCATTGTCATGGACCCGCGTATGGCCTGGTCTTTCAAAAACTTTGGCGTGTCTTCGGGTTCGAATTCGCTCTGGTTGAGCGGATGCGTGACGACGGGCACGAGCGGCGTTCCCACTGTCAGTTCGCGCGCAAGCCCGAGCCAGGTGAGGACCCCGGGATATATGTTCGGCCCACCGAGTGCGATACGCCGCCTTTCTCTCGCCCGCAGGCGAAGAAGGTGCTAGAAGTGCGAGGATAAGAAGGCGAGAGAGAGCTAGTCCTCTGCGGCGCCCGTCGGCTCCGGCTCGGACGTATCCTGATCGAGCGGGTGCGCGACCACGGGCACGGGCGGCGTTCCCGCTGTCAGTTCGCGCGCGATGCCGAGCCACGCACCGATTGACGGGTAGATATTCGGACCACCGAGGGCGATATGCCGCCTTTCTTCCGCCGGGAGGCGAAGGTGCCGATAATGCGGGGATAATGGCGGTAGGGTGCTAAGCCTCTTCGGCCGGTGCCGGGTCCGCGGCGCGCTTCGTCTTTGTCGGAGGTCCGACCGCCGCAAACCACGGCTCGGGAATCTCGTCCACGTTGTGCCCCGAGGCGGGCGCGATGTCATAAACCCCGCCGGGCTCGGCGAACAGCGTGCTGCCCGTCTCAAGGTCCATGTAGTCGTTGAAGGTAAGGGCCTCATGCCCGGTGTAAGCCGCCCGCACGGATCCTCCTACGCATTGATGACCTCCCAGCAGCTCACCTGGATGAGCGCGTCATACCGGAGCCACCGCTCGTCGTCGGTCGCCTCGACGCCGGTGCGGTACCGCATGGTCTCCCCGACGTTGTAGATGCTCGAGGTGAGCTTCGTCGCCGGGTCGGTGGCCTCGTACGGGTTCGGCAGGGAATACCGCAGCGCCATCATCACCGTGTCGACGATGGCGGGGAATTTAGGGTCGGCCTGCTTCCCGGAGTTGCTGCTGAACCAGGTGACATAGACGTCGACCTGGTGCATCAATCCTTTTGTGCCGCTGGCGGTACCGGGGCCGGTATTGCGCGGGATCGTGCCGCCGAGCGTTTCCGACCGGTTCTCGTTCCCGTCCGACGGCCATATGTAGATCGCCGGCACCTTTGCCTGGATCCGCGGGTCCGGCGGCGTGACATAGGCCCGCGCCGCCGGGACGCCGTACGGCAGTTCGATGCCGTCCAGGATCGAGAGCAAAAAGCGCTGCACGGATACAATTGGCAGGAGAGTCGCCCCCCGCCTTATTACCGCCTAAAAGGAATTCAGCTCCGGCGCGCTTTCTGCGCCCGGCGCGGCTTCGCGGGCGGCATGCCAGCCTGCGGCTCCGTGTCGCCGGGCTGGCTCTCCTGGTGCGGGACCACCCCGCGGCGCATTGAGGAGTGGTTACCGCGGCGCCTGCAGTGCTGCGCCGCCCGTCGGCTGGCCATCAGGTCGAGGCGGGCGGCTGGTCGGCGGTGACGTCGGCGGAGGCGGTGCCGGTGATCGCGTCCACGGCGGCCTGCGCGGTCTGCAGCGCGGTCAGGGTGGCGGGCTGGACCACGTCGGGGTTGCTGGCGATCTCGGCCGTCAGGGCAGTGACGAGCCCCTGGAGGGCGGTGACCGCGGTGGTCAGGCTCGCGGCGTCCGTGGCAAGGTCGGCAGCGGCAACGGCAACGGCAGCGTCTTCGGACATGAGTTTCTCCATTTTCTGGGTCAGGGTGTCGATGCCGGCCGCGATCCGGCTGAGGAGGGCGCGGTCGGAATGGGTGAACGGGGTCCACATGGGGTCACCGCCTGGGGCTGGGGCGGGCATCTAAACGGTTCTGCGGTAGGCGTGAATGAGAAGCTCGCCTTCCTCGATCAGTGCCTGCGCGCCCCGGCCGGAGGACTGGGGGGCGCCGCCGACAGCGTGGATCGTGGTGGACGTCGCGCCCCTGGTGAGCGCCTCGGCGGCCGCAAAATAGATGCAGGCCTGCTCGACGGACCTCGGCAGCGTGGAGACGACCGTTCCCGCCTGGTGCGGGTACACGGTCGGGGTGGTCAGGGTGACGATGCCGGGGCCGGCGGTAACGGAGGCGGTGGAGACGTGGATGGCTTCCTG